GTGATCGTCAAGCGGTGGCAGGACTTCACCGGGCAAGAGGCAACGCTTGAGGCCACTGGGCAGACATACGATCAACTTGCGGTTGAAAGGAAGGCCGCATGACACGCGGCACGAAGGTCATCGACTTCATTGAGAAGTTCTGCCCGGTGCCGGAGGCCAAGAGGGTCGGTCAGCCGATGAAGCTGATGGACTTTCAGAAGCGGTTCATCCTCGACATCTACGACAACCCCAAGGGCACGAGCCGGGCTTACCTGTCGGTTGCCCGGAAGAACGGCAAGTCGGCCCTGATCGCCGGCATCCTGCTTGCCCACATCGTCGGCCCGGAGGCTCGGCAGAACAGCCAGATCATCAGCGGCGCGAGGAGTCGCGATCAGGCCGCGCTGGTCTACAAGTTGGCCGAGAAGATGGTGCGGATGTCGCCGCGCTTGCAGAAGATCGTCAGGATCGTGCCTTCGTCGAAGATGCTGATCGGCCTGCCGATGAATGTCGAATACAAGGCGATCAGCGCGGAGGCTGGAACGGCGCACGGCCTGTCGCCGGTGCTGGCGATCTTGGACGAGGTGGGCCAGGTTCGCGGCCCGAGGGATGCCTTCATCGAGGCGATCGAGACGGCGCAGGGCGCGCATGACAACCCGCTGTTGATCGCGATCAGCACGCAGGCGGCGACGGACGGCGACCTGTTCTCGATCTGGCTAGATGATGCCAAGACGGCCAAAGATCCGCGCATCGTGTGCCACATCTACACCGCGCCTGAAGGCTGCGAGATCATGGATCGAGAGGCATGGCGGGCGGCAAACCCGGCGCTTGGCGAGTTCCGAAGCATGACGGACATCGAGGACTTCGCGCGACAGGCCGAGCGACTGCCGGCGAAGGAGAACAGCTTCCGTTGGCTCTACCTCAACCAGCGGATCGAGGCGGTGTCGCCTTTCTTGAGCAGGACCGAATGGGAGGCCAACTCGGGGCGGCCAGAGGTCGAATATGGCGAGTCGTGCTACGCGGGCCTCGACCTTTCATCGAGCCGTGACCTGACTGCATTTGTCATGGCTTTCCCGCGCGACGACGGGTTCGACATCATCGGCCGCTATTTCATGCCGTCGCAGGGGCTGGCCGAGAAGTCGAAGATCGACCGCGTGCCCTACGACATCTGGGCTAAGGACGGCGAGATCATTCTGTGCGACGGGCCGGTCATCAATCCGGCGCTGGTTGCGCGAGAGATCGCCGAGTGCTGCGCGGCTTACGATGTGCAGCACATTGCCTATGATCGCTGGCGAATCAACGACTTAAAGCGCGAACTTGATGCAATCGGCTGTGGCGTGACGTTGGTTCCCTTCGGCCAGGGCTTCAAGGACATGGCACCGGCTGTCGACACGATCGAGCGACTGGTGGCCGAGCGCAAACTGCGCCACGGCGGTCATCCGATTTTGAACATGGGTGCGGCCGGCGCGGTGATCGAGCGCGATCCGGCGGGAAACAGAAAGCTGACGAAGGACAAATCGATCAGCCGGATCGACGGGCTGGTGGCGCTGACGATGGCGGTTGGATCGGTTGCCAAGGTTGAGAATGTCGTCGCGACTTCGCCTTGGGACGACCCGTCTTTCCGGCTCTCGGCGTAGGGCTTTCAAATCTAGCCCGGTTCGCTTATACTCCCGCCAACATCTCGCGAGGGACAACATGGGGCTTCTTGATCGCTTTCGGAAAGCCGAACAGCGGGGATCGCTTGAAGACCCTCGCGTGCCGATTTCGACGACTGATTTCTTCCGGGTGATGGGCTGGGGCGAACTGGTCTCGGCGTCGGGCGTCACCGTCAACATCGACAACGCGCTGGGCGTGCCTGCCCTGTGGGCGGCGGTAAACTTCCTGTCTGGCACGCTGGCCGGTCTGCCGCTCAAGGTCTACCGCACGACGCGCGGCGGCTATCAGGAGGTTCGCCCGACGGCTGGCAACCAGTTGCCGATCATCCTCGGCGAGGCGATCAACGATGGCATGTCGTCCTTCGAGTGGCGCAAATACATGTTCGACCAGGTGTTCACCGGCGGGCGCGGGATCACCTACATCGAGCGGACGGAAGGCGGGCAGGTCGTCAACCTATACGCCATTGACCCATCCCTGCTGACGGTTCGCATCGTCAACGGGCGCAAGATCTACGATGTCCGAGTTGGCACGAACACAACGCGCAGTTACCCGGCTGAAGACATCATCGACATCCCGTTCATGCTTGAACATGACTTCGTGACGCATCGCGGCCCGATTATGACCAACCGGGACGCGATCGGGATGGCAATCGCGGCCAGCCGCTACGGGTCGAAGGCGTTCCAGTCGGGCGGCGTCCCTCCTGCGGTGCTGCAAGGACCGTTCACCAGCGGGGCGGCGGCCACGCGGGCCTCGGACGATGTGGCGCAGACGATGGCGAAACTGGCGCGCGACGGCCGGCCTGTGATGGCCCTGCCGCTCGGGCATGAACTCAAGTCGATCGGCTTCAACCCGGAGCAGATGCAACTGATCGAGTTGCAGCGGTTCTCGATCGAGCAGATCGCGCGGATCTACAGCCTGCCGCCGATCTTCTTGCAGGATCTGACGCGCGGCACCTACTCGAACACCGAGCAGCAGGATCTTCATTTCGTGAAGCACACCGTGAAGCGGTGGGTCGAGCAGATGGAAGCCGAGTTGAACCTCAAGCTGTTCGGGCGCGGCTCGCCTTACTTCGTCGAGTTCGACCTTGACGGCCTGATGCGCGGCGACCTGAAAACCCGGATGGAGGCGCACGCGACATCGATTCAGAACGGCATTAAGACGCCGAACGAGGTTCGCAAGATCGAGAACCTGGCCCCGCTCGAAGGCGGCGACCAGCTATTCATCCAAGGCGCGACCGTGCCGTTGGCCGGGCAGGCGGCGGCTCAAGCAGCGGGGCAGGCTGATGCCGGTTCCCAATGAGGCGATGAAAGAGGAGGCTCAGCGCGGGCTTGATTGGCGGCGAGAGTTTAGTCGCGGCGGCACCGAGATCGGCATCGCGCGGGCACGCGACATCGTGAACGGCCGCAACCTGTCGATCGACACCGTGCGACGGATGAAGGCATATTTCGACCGCCATGAGATCGACAAGGAGGCCGAGGGCTTCCGGCCGGGCGAAGACGGCTACCCGAGCAACGGGCGGATCGCATGGGCGCTATGGGCCGGCGATCCTGGGCGATCTTGGGCCAATGGGGTGCTTGAGAGCGAGCAGGACGAGCGTTTCGGGCGTGAAACTCGGCCATATCCGGGCGAACATGCGGCTCGCATTCGCGACCCCGACCTCTTTGATCGCTTCGTGCGAGAGAACGATCGAGGCGGCGAAGGTGTCGATTTTATCTTCGGAATCAATGACGAAGGCTCCGAAGTTCAATCAATTCGCTTCGATTCCGGCCTGTTTTCCGTCGAAGAAGCGAAAAAATGGCTCGAAGACAATGACTTTGAGGCCATCTTGTTCGAGCCTGCGCTGCCTGTGGACGAAAGAGGCGGCGATGTGATACACTCTCCGACGGAGGTCGACATGAGCGACAAGGAAATCCGCAGTGGCGTTCCAGTTGAGGTTCGCGCCAATGAGGCCGGTGACATCATGGTCGCCGGCTACGCGGCTGTGTTCGGTCAAGAGACCAACATAGGTGGAATGTTCATGGAAAGCATCGAACGCGGCGCGTTCAAGGATGCCATCGGTCGAGACGACGTTGTGTTCCTCATCAACCACGAGGGCCTGCCGCTTGCTCGGACGCGATCTGGCACCATGACGTTGAGCGAGGATGACCACGGACTCTACATGGAGGCGAGGCTTGACCCGCGCGATCCAGATGTGCGCTCGATCGTGCCGAAGATGAAGCGCGGCGACTTGGACAAGATGTCGTTCGCCTTCATCCCGGAGACGCAGGAGTGGGATGAGAGCGGCGACATGCCGCGACGGACGATCAAGCGCGTGTCGCTTTACGATGTCTCGATCGTCACCACGCCGGCCTATGACGGAACAGAGATCGGCCTTCGGTCGCTTGAGGCGCACCGCAAGGCCAAGAGGGCTGCCAACTTCTCTGCGGCGCGCAAGCGCATGGAGATGAAGGCGAGATACCACGGTCTGACCCGTGAGAACGGCTAAGGCGCGCGCCTTTGCCTATTTGGTGAAATGGCTCAACGAAAGGAACCAGCCATGAACGTCAAAGACCTGCGGGAGCAGATGGCGCGCATCGCGACCGAAGCCCGCTCCAAACTGAACGAAGTGAATGCGAATACCGACGAGAGCCGTGCGGCCGAGATCGAGCGCGAGTTCGATGCGATGATGGCCGAGCACGATCGGATCGGCAAACTGGTCGAGCGTCACGCGAAACTTGACGACATTGAGTCGCGCGCTCGTGATGTCGATGTCTCGAAGCGTCCTGTGCCGCAGAACGCGGAAGGTCGCGGCGTCGATGCTGGCAAGCAAATTGCCTATCGCGAAGCATTCTACGAGATGGTTCGCAATGGTGGCATTGAGGGCCTTGATCCCGAAGTGCGTCATGTCCTTCGCGGCGGCGCGCAGAAGATCGAGTCGCGCATTCAGACTGCCGGCACTACCACCGCTGGTGGTTTCACTGTGCCGACAGAACTCGCGAACTTCATCGACCTCGCCATGAAGGCGTTTGGCCCGATGTACAACGAGGACATCTGCACCACGCTCAACACCACCTCTGGCGCCTCCTTCAAGATCCCGACCGTCGATGATACCAGTGTCACGGCCGTCGCTCACACCGAAGGCACTGCTCTGACCGATACCGGCGCGAAGGACGTGACCTTCGGGCAAGCCTCTCTCGATGCCTATGC